TGTTTTATCTATTTATAAAATACGAGGCGAGTGGTTTAAAATTTCAAGAATAACTCTTGAAAGAATTATGGTATTAACCAAAGAATTAGACGATTTAATTCGAATAGATAAAATTTTTGATGAAACAGATTTATATCATATAAACAAGACAGCACTTGTTGAAAAGATATTATTTAAAATTAAAAATCAACCAAACTATGTATCAAAAACAGAATCTATACAAAACATACGCAGGACAGGTAAAGATTTAAGACGTGTTAAAATTATGACTGCATA